TTCGACTATATTTTTCATCATTCCACAAAATAATTCCGCCTCGGGGCCCCCGAAGAGTTTTATGAGTTGTGGATGTAACGACATCAGCATACGGAAAAGGACTTCGATACTGTCCTCCCACAACCACTCCGGAATAGTGTGCTATATCGACCATGAAATATGCTCCAACCAGTTCGGCAATTTCGTAGAAACGAGAAAAATCAATCTCTCTTGGATAGGCGCTTGCTCCGGCGATGATCATCTTTGGTTTTACCTTTAGCGCCTTTTCTTCTACTTCATCATAGTCCAAAAATCCATCATTGTCTACACCATATGAATGAGCATCATATACTTTACCGGATATATTTGGAGGACTACCATGAGAAAGATGACCACCCGAGGCGAGATCCATTCCAAGGATTGTATCGCCGGGCTTGAGAAAAGCTTGAAAAACGGCAGTGTTTGCATTAGCGCCGGAGTGAGGTTGAACGTTAGCATAGTTGCATCCAAAAAGTTTTGTGACAGTATCAATCGCTAGTGTTTCAATTTCATCCATATGTTCGCAGCCGTTGTAATATCGCTTATCTGGATATCCTTCAGCATACTTGTTGGTAAAAACCGAACCAGCAAGTTTCATGACCGCTTCGCTAGCGAAGTTTTCACTAGCAATCAACTCTATGGTATTACGTTGCCGTTCGTCTTCTCTTTCTAAAATATTTACTATTCGTTTATCCATTTATAATCTTAAACTTTTTGTTTGTTATTATTTTTCAATCTCTTTCCGGTGATTGCTTCAGCTGTAGTGAGACCATTTGCCGTATAAAAATCTTCCGATACAGTGTGAGCATAAACCTTAACACGGCCAACAAGAGAACACGCCTTGGTTAGAATTTTAGTTCCAATTCCGCGCCGGCGGTTTCGAGGAGGAACATACACTTGAAATTCTTGAGTGTTTCGATAACCATCATGATATTTATAAGTGAGTCCCCAACCAAGATGTTTGTAACCATCATGAGCAACAAAGAGAATACCCTTTCCCTCCTCAACACATTCGATCAACCAAGCACGAATACAACTGCTAATATTACCATGGTCTGCTTTTCGACCAGACTGAAAATTATTTCTCAGACACCACTGATACGTATCTTCCGGAATAGTTTTGACCTTTGATAGATTGTAGGTTTTGAGGTAGATTGGCATATTTATTTATTTTTTATTTTGAATGAGGAAAAGTCGTTGTAAATACCTTCGTAAGCTCGATCTTGTTTGTATATTTGTAAGATACGAGCATGTTGCACATCATCTGTTGGAAAAATCTTAGGAGGTTCACCTTTGAGAAATATACCAGTATAAGAACGATGACGATCAACAATACGGCGAATAACAATCATTTCGCTGGAAATACATTGATCGAAATATAATGACTGCAATTGAAATAATCAGTTTGCATGTCACTGTCATCAAAGTAATCTTTACCATACAATGCACTCACCAATTCAGACAACATTTTTTCAGCCTCTCCCGAGTAATTCTTTTCGATCCAATAAGGACTGATGTCGAGACCCCACTTCTTGGAATATTCATCCATACGAGACTCAAAAAATCCACGTACATCCTTTATCTTCAAATGAAGAGTGGAATAATTCCGAACTGACAAAGAACCCTTCATTCCATACTTCTTGAGGATCTTTTTGATAGCGGGAGCACGCTCCGCTTTTCGTTCTTTATTCATGTATGCCATAATTTTTATCTCACTTTCTAGTATTACTCTAGGGATATATGGAGAGAAGTCAAATTTTATTTTCGTCGTAAGTCGTTGATTACCAACAGGCGCTAAAAAAAGTTGAAAAAAATCACTGAGAAAGAGCGTAGGATATGGCTCTGGAGGCCTCCATTGTCATGGGCCTTTGTTTATACCAATTTCCTGTCTCAAGATCGATCTCTTTGCAAAGGCGAGATATTTCCTCGGGTGTGATCGGATACTTAGATTTGATAGCATTTGACGCGATTGAAACCATAATCTGGTACATCTTTGCATACCAACCCGTTTCTGAAATGGATCGATATTCGGCGATCATCGTCTTATTGACAAATGGACAATTGTGATAATTGGACCAAACAATACTGGTATTTGTCAATTGATTCTTTCGATGAGCCTCTATTTCATTACGAATGTGATCCGGAATGGAATCGATAAAATTATTTCTAAACCCATCAACATATTCATGTTTCTCCATCAACTTGTTTGGATCCAAAAATTTTGATTTGTGAGTAAAGATGAAATTATTAGCGTTGGGATACATCGCCGGCACATAATACATTCTACTCAAATCTTTGGTTTGTTTGTCTCCCAAAGATTTGAATTCGGTATTGAGAGCATACCAGAAGTGGCGAATCTTTTCAGAAACCACCACATCCGTAAGAGGAAGAACGATTCGAAATTTTGGTTTTGTTTTTGTACTAGACGCCGAAGAATAGCAGACAAAATAGTAATCTTCAAAGACTCGCAATGCTTCTTCAAAGGTTGTGTCGTACTCATCCACATCTAACGCCGCCCAACGATTCCATTGAATAACATTGGCGTTCTTTCTCGTTTCGGAACTCTTATATGAAGCTGGACTGATGAGTGGAGACCCTTTTCTAAATTCTCCCTTTTTAGGTTTATACCCAGGCTGTTTACTCAGAGAGTAAAGAAGTTTTTCGAACTTAGCCCAAGAATCAAATGATATCTTCTTGTGAGTTTTGTTGTCGAAAATGGAATTGAACAATGTAAGAGAATACATATTAAAACGTATGCTACTTCATTTGTGAAGGATTGTCAACACTCTTTCTTAGGTTGGCCAACGAACCAATTACTCGGTTTGGATATTCTCCAAGATATGTACCAGCAGATAGATCATCCAGACTGATCAAATCTTTGTGAAAGTGGTTTATGTTTTTCCATTCCTTTTTAAATTTTCGCGAAAGGTTATCGTAGAATGAGTCAGTAAAGATCGGATCATTTTCAACATAATAAGCATATGATGCCAAAAGGTACCATGGCACTATCATATTTATATCCCCTGCAATTAATTTATCTGCTTGAGATTCAAAGTTACCCATAATTACTTCTTGGGTTTTTTAAGCCCAAATATCCGGTTCCAATTGGATTCCATTTCTTTATCACTTATCTGTTTGGGACGTTGTTTATCACCTTTACCTGCTGACATAATTTCCTTTATATTAATTTAAACCACTACTCAAACGAAGAAATCTTCAAGAGAAACAACTGGCTCGGAAGTCCAACCAATGGCACCCAGAATCATTTCAATGGGATCCAAAAATGTCTTTTGGAATTGTTTTTGGTAGTCGATATACTTATTAAGTTCAAGTTCCTTTGGCAAACTCAGAGGAAATGCAATGACATTCTCTTGAATTGAGTTTGGAATCATAAGATATGCAAACTTGATTTTATCACCATCATGAATAAGTTCATACTTGTTATCGAGAGCATGACGTTTCAGGTAATGGTTGTAGAGAAGAGAACCCCGAACATGAATCGGACAACCTTTGGAGTAAACCCTTTCCGAATCGCGAAAACTGGTGATATTTCTCACACCTCTTGGAAAGGAAACCTCTTCGGCGGGAAGAGTGAAGAAATGTTTCTTGAACATCGCAATAGCATCTTGAGTTTTCTCCTCATCACCCGTCACAATAATTTCGAACATCTTGTTCATTGCATTACGACAAACTTGAGGAGTCGAAGATTTGACGGCTTCAATACCCATCATTTTTATCTTCGGTTTTGCATACTGAACACCTTCATTATTGTGTACATTTAGAATGTATCGTTTCTTCGCCATCCAGATTCCTCGATCAGCAATAGCCTCACGGGCCATAACCATACGATTCGAATAAGCATTTGTCATTTTGGCGAAACGATCATACGACTTTTTCAGAAGAGGTTCAATTGCCTCGGATCCAAACTTGTCAAGAAACTCGATTGGATTATTGGGTTTCACCTTCTCGATCAGATCATTAACATTGATGTAAAGCGAATCAGTATCAATCGCAACCACCCGATCCTTGTCATCACCAAGAACTTTGGATAGGTAATCATTGACTGTCTTCTCCCCCCAACGAATAACCGCTTGGCCTGACAGCGTAACAGCTGAAGCAACTTGAATGTCAAAGTAGCGGAAATATTGATTTCCGAGCGCTCCGTAAAGTGAGTTAAGAAGAATCTTTACCGCCATCTGTTCGGTGTGGAGACGCTCAATGTCTCGATCAAGAATTTCTAAGCGTTTTTGTATTTCGAGTTCTGTCATTACCTTTAATATAGAGTATTTCGGCGAGTTTGTAAAGATTATTAGTTGGAACCGGATAATTTACCAAAATCCTAATGTTTTTCCGTTACCAGCAATAATCATAATACATGTTATAACATGTAGAACTATCCAAAAAGTTCGAGCCCAAAGAGCTCGTTTTACATCTCTTTGATTAATAGGTAAAAATTCCGGTTTGTCATCATCCGTAACGCCAATAGGCATACCAATAGTCCTTGACCACCATTTTAAAAATCTACGTTGACCGCTCATGATGACTTCCTAAGTTTTTTTAATTCTTCTAACAAAAGTTCCCTTTCACTTCTTTTGGCCAACATTTCATTTTTGACTTCCACACGGCGATTGTAAAGTTCTTCTACAATCTCCGGAATGATTCCTTTCTTGTCTCGGCGAAAAGTAGAACCATTACAAGCAACCGCAAGGTTGTCATTGGGAACATCCACCTTTCCATTCTTGAGGATATTGTCCGGATTGACATTAGGAACAACAGATTGTCGAACCAGAGTCTCCGGAGACATGTTGTATTGAATAATCAAATTGGGATAGAGAGAATTCAAATCAAAGGACATGACCCAATCGTGCATACCAACTTGAGGATCCTTTACATAACCGCCGGGGTATGTGTCAGACTTAGAGTTATTTGACGGCATAACGGCGGTCTTGTTGCGAGCAAGACGACGAAAGATGATAGAATCCCAAATAGCAGTTGTTCCAAGTGTGTCGGAGTAATTTACACCTCCAAGATACGACATCGTAAGAACCAAGGTGATGAGGCCAAGTTTATCTTCCATTCTTTCGATGAGTTCAACGTCTTTGATGTTGTAATCAACGAACATCTGATAATCTTCATCATATAGATCACGAAGAGAACCAACCTCTGAATAATCCAACTTCTTATCTCCAAGAACAACATTGGCGATGTGATTGAGAGAATAACTCTCTTGGTTTCCATACGTATTGTAAGTGAACTTTTTGAAGAGTTCCATGTAGTCCAAGTGTTGAATACCCTTGATCTCATAAGTCCGATGTTCTCTTCCCTGAATAAAAATATCTCGTTGATCGATTTTTTTCCATGGAGAAAGCAAATTTGTTTTAGACTCTCCGAGAAGGTAATTCATTCGAGCAACCATATAGGGAATATCAAAGATACGAGTATTCCAACCGGTAATAACTTCCGGTGTATTTTCTGGATTCGCCCAAAATTCAATGAAGGCTTCCAACATTGAAGATTCGTTGGTAAATTGGCGATATTCAATTTTTAGATGATCAAGTTGACACTTTGTTTCATCATATGGTTTCAATCCCCAAATTCGATAGGTCGAATCCTTCGAACTTTTGTAGGCGATTGTAAGAATTTCGTTTGTGGGATTATTCACATCCGGAAAACCATCACCATAGGAAGTCTCGATATCGAGAGAAGCAACATCAACCATGTTTCGACTATACCGAATTTCATCCGGAAAAACGGACTGAATAAATGCTGGAACGTGGCGAGTGTTTCCATAAAGTTTGAAGTCCCCTACACTGTTGTAAGTTTTTTCAAACTGGCGAACTTCTGACATTGAATCAAAAACAATTGGTTCAACCGGAGTTCCATCAAGTGCTTTCCATTCTGTATTTTTGTTTTTTGACTGAATAAAAAGTTTTGGTTTGTACTTTATCCTCTTTTGAATCTTTTTACCTTCATTGTCGTAACCACGATAAAGAAGAGAGTTACCGAAACGATCCACGCTTGTGTAGAAACCATTAGAAATCATATGATGATTATAAAGTATATCTTGAGTTGGTCAACCAAAAAAGAGGACGAGCAGAATTATTCTACTCGCCCTCTTTGACTTTTATGGAATTTACTCTTGAATGAAACTCCGTTTTGACGAACCAATGTTGATTACCTTTGGCCGCTGTTCTTCCGGAATGACTCTCTCAAGATGGATACTGAGAATGCCATTAACCAAATCCGCGCCGCGGATCTCGATATGTTCAGAGAGAGTGAAGGTTTTTGCAAACTTTCGATTAGAAATGCCCTGATGGACATAATCGGATTTTTCCTTCGAGTCTTTATCTCCCTCTACACTAAGAACATTATCCCTAAAGGTAACCTTAAGATCGGACTCATCGAATCCGGCTACCGCCAATTCAATTTCGTAATTGTCTTCATCAATTCGAATGATATTGTGCGGGGGATAAACGTTGTTGTTACAATTTGAGTTGCCATTTCGGGCACGCTCAAGTTCTTCGAATACCCGTTCAAAACCAATAAAGGCAGAACGAGGCCATGTTGTTGTTGTCATATGTATTTTCCTCCATTAGGCAGGTTTATGTTGTGAGACCCTTTCGGCGTCTCATTCAAAACTACAGCGTGTAGTTTAGAAATTCAATATTATTTATAATAGTTTTTTTAAAAATTTGCGGGTTTTTTTCTCAGAGTAAAGGGACATTGTAGCCTGCATCCCTCCCGCGCTCTGTTGGCTTATCTCGACCGAGCACTCAGTCTTTTTTTTATCCATCACACGGAAGATTAGACTGTTTATTATACCTTTTTGATGTTTCCAATGGAATACTTTGACTGTAAATCCCATTGACCCTTTTCTTTGTGAGATATAATTTTGATAAGTCTAAGATCTGTTTGTGGTTGAGTCTTTTCGATATCTACAATATTGAGAAGGCCCCAATCAGAAAGAAGTGTTGTAATGGTATTTCTTCGCTCTATGTCATTAACAGTTAGACTTGCGTTTTTACCATCCAACAAAAACAATTCTTTAAAGTGTACAATAAAGTATCTTCCCTGTTTGTGAAGAATGTGGCAACTCTGAAAAAGAGTGTTGGGAAACTTCTTCGAAGAAACTCCAATTCTAGTTAATGTTTCCTTAATTTTGAGGAAATCATCTGGTTCGTTTAGAGTCACTTCCAACATATCCGTTGGCTTCCAATCATCTATAAAATTATTCATATTAGAGTATTTATATGATGATCACTTTTGAGTTCCGCCAACATCCATAAGTTTACGCAATTTGATCAACTGATCTTCGGAGAAGAGATGATAAACACTTTCGGCTTTGGATCGCGAGTAGTTATACTTCCGTTGAATCAATGCAACGTCATGTTCGACATCTTTTCTCTTTGACCACTTTGAAAATCTCTTTCGAGGACTTACTGCATTTTTGAGAAAATCATACTGCATACGATTGGGCAAATGGTGATTTCGGTTCATCTCATTTGCGAAAAGAATCGTATCAGAGAAGTATGAAAGACCCCGATTAACGATAAAAGGAATATAACTTTTATCTGGCGAAGATTGATCGTTTGGATCCGTTGAAGTATCAGCCTTACAATCTTCTAAAAGATTTTTACCTCTTTGCCCACTATTGATTGAGTTGATGAATGAGAATGGTGTCAATTTTTCTGACATAGTATAACCTGTGTCACTATTTTACTTCCATTGGGAAGAAGCCATAATCTCGGTAAGACATGCAACAATGTTAATCTCATGATCACTCACAAAGGCAGCGCGATACTGATATTCAGCAAGAGACATGATAATCGAAGGAATCGATTGTGGTTGTGCAAATTCATAAAGAGTATCATAAATTCGTCGAAAGATGACAGAAGAATCAACATCGCTGTTGTTGGTAACCCAACTACGCATCTTTTTGAAATCTTTTGTTTTTAGATATCCCACAAGTTCCGCCACTCTTTGATCAGACATTCCAACCAAAACATCGGCGGTAAGTTCACCTGAAGAACTATACCTTTGACATTCATTCAACACTCGGCGCCAGTCCGGAGCAAATCGCATTATCAGATCAACAAGAACCTTGTTATTGAACTTGATATTCTCGGCGTCAAGAATCAACTGCAACCTTTTCATGAAACTCGCGGAGAGTTCCGCAAGTTGTTTCTTACTTGTATTGAACTCAATAACCGTACACCGAGAATGAAGAGGTTCGATGATACGATTTTTAAAGTTACAAGTGAGGATGAATCTACAGTTGTTACTGAACTCTTCGATGAAACCACGAAGAGCGGGTTGTGTTGATTGAGCGTTGAGATAATCAGCCTCATCGAGAATTACAACCTTGTAACCATTACCCATCAATGAAACAGAAGAAGCGAATTGACGAATCTTAGAACGAAGAACGTCAATTCCACTTTCCTCCGAAGAGTTGATAAGAAGATATTCAAGATTTAATTCATTACAAAGAGCACGAGCAACTGTAGTTTTGCCAAGACCAGCAGTACCAGTCAAAAGCATGTTGTGCATTTCCCCTGAGTCAACGATCTTTGAAAAGACTTGTTTTAGCGAACTAGGAAGAATACATTCTTTAATTGTTTTAGGCCTGTACTTCTCACAGAACAGGAACTCATTTTCATTTTTTTGCATTATATAGATATATCAAAATTAAGGGCTGGTGTAAATCAAATTATTGAAAAATGTATTTGATAAACGATCCAAAAAGAATGACACAAAGGACTCCATTCAAAAGAAGAATAGCTCGGTCATTCCATTTAAACCCAACATAAACCCACCCCAACATACCTAAGATGCTAAAGATGACATCGTATACGTAAAGAGCGGGCCCAGCTGCCCTAAAGGAAGTAGCAATGAGAATGAATACAGATGCTATCCACTTTACGTACCACGTAACATCCTTATAAGGAGTTACCTTTTTAGTGATCGACTCTTCCATTATCCAAAAAGTTTCTTAAAGAACGAAGGTTTTTCAACCTCAACCGGAAATAAATCTTCAAACGGAGTAAGATCTTCAAGGTTCCTCCATGCTCGATCTTCAGCTGAAGCGATCTGCGATTCGGTGAAAAGGAATCGGGATCCATCTTCAAGAGTTAGTTCATGGTAAAACGAATTGCTTGACGTTTTGGAGTTTTTATTAGGTACTACCGAGAGATATGCTTTCATATTATATTGATCAATTTAAATGGCGCCCCACACTGGATTCAAACCAGTAACCACATCTTTAGAAGAGATGTGCTCTATTCAATTGAGCTAGTAGGGCATTGAGATGGAGCCACCTGCCAGGATCGAACTGGCGACATCGAAATTACAAATTTCGCGCTCTACCAACTGAGCTAAGGTGGCTGTATCAGGATTCTTACTGGTCGGCAGGCCCGTCAACCAGATCTGGTTGAGGATCCTCTTGATCAGCAGTATCACCTTCGGAGGCATTGGCCTGTTCCTGCTTTGGAGCGTGGTAAACCAAGAAGGCTTCCACCCTATCGCGAAGAGAACCAACCGAACTCAGTTCCTTACCTTCAAAAGCGCCTCGGCGAGAAGCAACGTCAATGATCTGAAGAATATTGGAAAAATCCTTCAGGGTGATTTCAGGTACCGTCGAACTTTCGGCGGTGTTGTTTTCAGTAGTATTACTCATAATTATATTTTGGTTGTTTTTGTTTTAGTTAGAAAAAGAGGAACTCTTTTCCAAAGCGATCCAATACTTAACATTGTTATTTAGACCTTCCCATTGAGAGATCAACTTGGAAGAAACGGAAAGACGATAATCGTCGGGCAACATCTTCAGATTCTCGACGAGGAAGCGAAAGTCACATGTGACTTGAGTCGTGGAACCCTTAAGTAGAATCTTGTACACGTTGGCGGCCGGGTTTGAAGGATCAAATACCTTACATTCAATATCAGAGGAGTTCTCTTCACTGAAAATAGAAAGAACCGGAGCATTCAATACCGAACTCGCCTTTCGAATGTTTGAGATCACATCCGAAGTCAAAGTGACTGTTAGATCTTCTGATGGAAGAGCAACCTCTCGTTCCGGAGAAGTGAGAATAGTCTGATCAGAAAAACGGTAAGTGATACTAGATTCACCAGAAGACATGGTAACCGAATCCTGAGTAAAATCCAACATCGGATCACTAACCAAAGAATACGCTCCGAGGAATTCATTTAGATCATAAATCCCAAAGGATTGACCAAAAGATTCAGTAACTTCGGCAGATGACATGATATTCTTTTTATCAGAGATAGTTAAAATCTTGTTACCTTCCTTTACAACTAGATTGCCGTTGATGGTAGAATAGTTCTTCAGAAGAGATAGAGTTTCATTTGATAGTTTCATGTTAACACTTTATATTATTTTTGGGTTCTTGTAAAGAATAAAATTCAAGTAAATACATTATACAACAGAGAGCGTGAGCGTAATGATGTTCACCACTTTCAGGATCGTGAGTCTCGCCCCGAACCACGGCCCAGAGATGTCTCTGAGCCGCCGCGAAATATCTTTGTTCAGCGTTTTCAACTTTCTTCCAATTATGGCGATCATACTTCTTAGCACCAAAGGTAAGAACCTTTACTAAGTCGTTTAACGCTCGCGGAGGAATTAGCGAGTAG